TCCTGCCATAAAATATAAATTATATATATAAATAGAATAAGGGATGATTTTTTACATCATCCCTTATTATTATTGTTATTAATATCCTCTGTCCATTTGTGTATCAAGAATTTCCGAAGAAATATTGGCATAGTTAAGAACTCAGAATATGAAACATGTAAAAGTTTTTTTAAATAATAAAATTCTGTTGATTGTGATAGCCTATAATCCGAAGAAAGGGCGAAAAAACTCCACCCCAAACCCAGCATTCACTGTGGTCACATCTCCTGATGGGGTCTTGATATCTTTTTTCATATTAAGTTTAGGCTCATTTTCAGTTAAATATCTACGTATAAATTTTGAATCAGCAATTGGCATAGTCTCCACATGTTTAACAATATTAGTCTTATCAATTTCACCATTAATTTCAACAATTTCCCTAGATAATCTTAATGTTGCCTTGGGTGCAATCCTTGATGGGGGGTAATTATCAATTATATCATTCACCTCCAATATTTCACCATATGTCAAAGGTTTTAATTTAACCACATCCCCACTCTTGGGAAGAGTAACTGTATATGTTCCATCCTCATTTGGCTTATTACCAGGCTCAATACTTAACTCACCCAAATCAACAATTGCCTTAAAAGACTTTCCGGTCTTGGGGTCAGTAACTGAAAGTTCAATATCTGAACCAAAAGAAGTATTTCTCAAAAAGATTAGAATTGCTTCTATATCACTTTCAATCATATCCTCTGGTCTTATATCATATTCATATATTTTGTTCTTCAAAAGTTGTAATGTGAAATTCTTGCTATTACCTAATAATAGATTCTCATCAGCAGCTGTTAAATAACCAACTTTAACTGCTTTTTTCTTGTTTTTGTAAAAGATGCCACCAGAAGGTAGTTGGACAACATCATGGGGTAAATCAAAATTTGATTGACCATACTCTTTAGATTTATCTTCCATAAATTTTATTTTAATAATAGATTTAAATTGAAGAAAAGAAAATAGTTAAAATAAAAAATCCATATGTAAATGTTAATACATAAACATATGGATTTTAATGCGATTAAATCTATTAAGTTTAATAAACCAATATACATCTATCTGGCTGAATAGTCACACTAATTCCTGCAATTGCATCAGAACTATAACTTAAATTACCAAAGTCAACATTTGTTAATAGGCAACCTTCAAGCAACCATTTTTCAATTACAACTCCTGTTGGGTCAAGCATTTCTAATGTTAAATTTTGCTTATATCCAGCAGCATAACCCATTCTGCCTGTTACTGATTCAGCATGTAATCTAACCCACTCCATTAATGCTTGTGAAGCTGATGGTCCAATTGGATCCCTAAACTTAACACTAATAGCTTCCCACTTAAATCTTCCTGAAACATATGTTGATGTATTCAAGAATTGTATCTCTGTTGAAGCTATGCTAATCTTAGGTCTTGATGCTGTTTCAACAAACCATTCATTTATACCCATACTTGATGGAAACCTCAAAATGAACCTATTTTCCCTTTTTGGTTCGTATGGTAGGGGCATTTTCATTAATAAATCAGCCATATTTTATTTTTTAATTTTTTTTTATTATTATATTATAACTTATAATAAATATAGGGAATATAAAAATATTTCAACTTTTTTAAAAAATAGTTCAAAAAACACTATTTACTTTTTTTATAAGATGATATAATTTTATATATATTAATATAATTAATTATTATTAATAATAATAATATTACTATTATAATATAATATATAATTATTAATATTTATTAACTTTTTCTTTTTCACCTTTATTTGTTGAATATATTGTTAATCCTTTTCTATTAACTTTATCTTTCATAACTTCAATATTTTTAGGATCATCATCAGAAAATCCTATTGTGAAATTCAATATATTACCTTTTTCTCCATTCATATCATTTTTAAAGTAAAATGCTTTTTTGAGTCTTTCTGACATATCTTCACAATAATCATAAAATTCATTTAATGCTTTAACTTTCTCAATTTCAGGATTTGCTGCACTACCAGATCCAAATGATACTGGGTAGAATTTACATAAATCCAAATATTCATCAACAATATCTTCATATTGATTTTCTGGTGCAACTAAATCCCTATATTTCTGTAAATTTTTAATTAACTTTTCTTCATCAATACCATTAAACCCATTTGTTATATATTTCTTAACACCTTTCTTTAAAGTTTCTGGATTATGTCCCCTTGCTGTAATAATTGAAAAAATTGAACCATTATTAATTGCTTCTTTAAAATCATCAAAAGCTGGACCTTTCTTTGCTGTAAGCACATCAGATAAAAAAGCCTCATCACCTGTAACTTTAAATTGTCTAAATGGTAAATCAGCATAATTAACTATTGTTGTACCTCTATATTTAAAATTAGTCTTTCCAATTTCCCCTCTATATTTGGCAAAATCATGGGTTGACATTCCAACTTCATCACCAACATCATCAATTAATATAATTTCAGTTGGCATATATACAATATTATCATCCCAATCAAATGCATAATATTTCATATCAGGTGTTCCTTCATTATTAAAACCTTCAAATAAATTCATAATAAATTTTTTATATAAATATCATTAAATTAAAATTCTTCAATAATGATTGGAAGGTTTTCTGTTTTGAATTTCCAAAATTCTGCCATAAATTGTGCTCTAAACTTATACTTGGGGTCTGTATGATAACCAGATTCATAAACACACTTGCATATGCTTTCATATAATTGTTTCTTTGGTAATTCATAATTTGCTTTTTTGCATTCATAATATCTTCCTGAATTTAATACTTTTGCCCAAGCCTCAATTCCTTCTTGAGTATTTTTTGCACTCATAAATTTTGCTTTCATAGTTACATTTTTTCCCCTTATCACTTCATAGGTTCTATATGTCACAGAACCATATCCCTTAAATGCCTTCATTCCCCCCGCATTTGCGTGCAGTCGCCATAAGTTGGTCTCAATGCCATTAGTAGTTGCCTCAATGATAAAGAATGAATAGAGCATAGATATGGGGAATTCTGTCAATAGATGTAAATTCATTAACATACTCTCGTAATGGAATGCCATCCACATTCTCCTCATCTGAACCAAAGTTGCATTTTCCAAATTTCTAAATCCATTAGTTTTTAGATGTTTTCTTAATGCAGTCTTATCCATATTTCGAATATCATAAACATATGACCTTTTTCCATAAGCATCCTCATCAATTATTGTAACACCTTCAAGAGCATCATTTTCTGGTATGATTGATTCTGTTGTATCAACTTTCACTTTAATGGTTTCAATCACCTTTTCAATAAAAACTGTTTCTTGTTGAATTATTGGAAGATAAGATTGTTTTTCATATTTAATTTTGTTTGGGGTATATATTATCCCCAATAAAAATGAACCCCATAATCCAAGTGCAATATAGATTGCAACACTAGGGTTGTTCTTTGGTAAAGTATTTTTTTTCATTAATTTATATATTATATAAAAAAATAATACTTGATATAGTGAAAGTAAAGTAATTGCCCCTAACATATATAAAAACCCCAAATATTAAAAAACCCCCACTTCTATTTTGAGGTGGGGGTTTGTTGTAAAATTCCATCATTATAAACCATTATGGTATTTAATGTTGGTTATATCCATCATTATACATCTTCAAATGAAGCACCAGTTAGTCATTTTGATGTAGTTTTAATTCAAATTTTAATGAACCACAATCCCATATTTTATCATAACCATTTTCAAACATTATTTCAAATTCAGTTTTGTTTATATCAAAACCTTCTTTAACCAATACATTCTTTCTAAATTGGTATCTATGTAATCTACTTTGATAATTTTTTTTATACACATACCAATAGTTGGGGGGTGTCTTTGAAACAAAATCAAAATTATTTTTCTTATAAATATTATTATCAATATCAATACCTGACCATCTTATATCAGCATAAGATATAATTCTGCTTGGATTATATTTTTTAATAAAAAACTTCAAACATTTTCCAAAACCCCCAATAACAGATGTATTAATTATGGAACAAGATCTATATAATTCATAAGAATTTTTATCCTTATCCATTCTTGGTTTTCCAAATGTTGAGACAAAAACCAATTTATTATCATAATATAATCCAATTTTTATTTTTGATGATATGCTACCTTGGATATGATTTTCATTTAAAAAATTTGAAACATCTTCATTTGATATGTCCCTAACTTCTGTTTTTCTTCCTGGTATCACAATTGGGGATTTACCAATTGATGCCATAATTTTTGATTCAACAATTTCTGGCTTATGAATAATTTCATCTTCAAAAATATGAATTAATTTTATGCTTTTATTTTTGCATAAATTTGTTTTATTTATATGATAACCTTTTAATTTTCCCCCACCATATTCTGAATGATAATAATTACCATTTAATTCAAATGCTATGTTATGTTGGGGTAAAAAATAATCTAATTCAAATGGTTTAATTATTGTTCTATTATTTTTAATAAATTCAATATTATATTTATTCATTATTTTCTCAAAAAAAACATTTAAACTATTGTTATTAACAATTGGATTACAAACTGGACATTTTATTGTATAATTTCTAAAATATTGAGTATGTTCAAATATGCTATTACATTTTACACATTTTAATTGTGCAACACCTTTTGATTCAATTTCATCATTTATTAAAATTAAATCCAAATTAGCCATTCTACTCCTAACATTTTCTAATCTTATTTTTCCTTGTTTTTCCTTATAGTGATTAGATTGTTGGTATGTTTTTGTTCCATATTTTTCTAAAATATGAGCCTTCATATTATCTTTTGTTTTTTGTAATTTAAGTGAACTATCAACCCCATATCTTTCCAGCATTGTATTTTTAACTTTATCTTTAAATTCATCTAACCTTAAATGAAATCCTCCATATTTTTCATTCAAAGTATTATTAAATTTACCTCTGTTATTATAATTTCCATCCCCATACCTTTCAAGTTTTGTTTGGTTTCTCTTTGCTATAATTTCATCTTTATTTAATTCAATACTTACTTTTTGGGATGAAATTGTTTTATTCTTCATATTTTCATTTTTCATATAATGGTCAACCCCATATCTTTCAATTGAAGTTTGTTTTATTTTATCTTTAACAGATTCAAGTTGAAAACTATGTTCAACACCATACTTTTCTACCATTGCTTTTTTACCCAAATTAAGTCTATTCTGTTTATTAACATCTATTAACCCCCATTCTTTTCTACATTCATCTGAACATAATTTATTAGGTAGTATTTTTCTAACTTCAAATTCATTATTGCAATGAACACAATTTCTTTTCTCCCAATACTTTTGATTTTTTTCTTTTTTTTCCATCTACTAGTTGTTTAGAATATAAATATACAAAAATAAACCAAAAAACAAAACCCCCAAGTCTAATTAAAGAAATGGGGGTTTTGTATTAAAAATTAACCATTATACATCTTCAAATGAAGCACCAGTAGGGGTTATAACAAATTCAAGGCTAATAAACTCAAGAGACCTTGTAGGTTTAATATATATTTTTCCACTCATTGTATTTCTATCAATATCCTCTGGGTCATTTGAAACCGTAACACGGAAATCAGTTAAACCACGATCCCTTCTAATTCCATCAAGAATTGGATTTATGGTATCTAAAAACTGTTGGCGGACTATCTGGTCATTTTGTTCAAAAAGTAGCCTCACAGCGACCGCGGAGATTAATTTACGTGCTTGCAATAACAACCTACGAACGTTAATTCTATTTAATGCTGATTCTCTAACTTGCAAAGTTTTATTTCCCCAAATTACAGTATTCACATCAGAGAATGTTGCAATTGGATTTATTCTTCCTTGATATAAAGTATCTCTATCATCTTGTGTTAATTTTAATCTTGCTTTAACTGAATTAACCAATCCTCTATTATAACCTGCTGATGCAAACCAAGGGAATGCTACGTTATCAGTTAATGCCAAATTTCTACAAACTTCTGCTGTTGGTGGAATATATACTTGGGTATTATTCACTTGGTCTCTAACCAAAATCCAAGGATAATATGTTGCAGTATAATTTGAATCAATATTTGTTTCCTCCAAAGAAACAATTGATTCTTGGGGATAAATAACATTATTCACATCAGTTGTTAATAAATTTGCATCAGGTGTTGTAACAATATAAATTGAATCTGCTCTATCGCTTTCAATCATATCAATTGCATTTTCAACCAAGTTGCTATTATTAATATAATCAATACCTGGTGTAACAAAAATATTTATATTTGTTGATTCTGGATTTTGATATGTTAAAATTCCCTTTAAATATGCATAATAATCTGTTGTTGCAAATTCAATTGAACCATCACCATCTGTAATTTGTTTAAATGTTCCTTGTCCTGTTGCCGCTACATATTTGCCAGATACAGATAATGCACCTCTCATATAATCAATACCTCCAATTTGGTATGAATCACCATTTGTTCTTCTTTCAGAATAAACATCCCATCCATCAAAACCACCCTCAAATAATAAGGTGAATTTTCTTGAATATAAGTAATAATATGGATTTGAATTTGTTTCTGGTTCTGAATTAAAACTTCCACTACCAACCTCAAATGCTGTTTGACCACTTGTTGTATAACTATTTGCTATTGTAACAATTGTTGCACCTGAATCCATATGGAAACCTTTTGTCACCACATTCCATTCTGAACCATCAGAAATAATGCTTGCTGGATTTTGTTTACCCTTATAGTTTAATAAAGAATTATCATATCCATAATTTGTTGAAAATCCAAGATATGTTCTTTTTACATTATCAGCGGCTACAGCATTTGATGCTGCAAATGGTTCATTATTAACAACCTCATTATTATAATAATATTTTGTCTTATATAATAAATTTGGTGTTAATGCACTACCATACTTTCTATGGGGATAACCCATAAATCCACAAGGAATTGCATCAAATGGAAATTCATCACCCATTTCAAGCATAATGTATTTTGAAACCAAATTATATTTGCCATCACTTGTTCCAATCTTCTTTCCAACAAAACTATTTTGTGTTTCATCTAATGTGCAATTTGTATATTTTTCCAACACAACTGGCGCTGAATCTGAATCATAATAACTTCTAACCAATACATCAAATGTTCTATTCTTAAATGACATATTAACAATTGAAGCCTTAACTTCAGTATTTGCTGAATTTCCATCAGATATTGAAATGAATTTGAATAAGTTATAAACTTTATTTCCTCTCAATTCAGAAACAACAAATGGTGTTTTTGGTGATTGATATTTTTCAAGATACCATCCAATTGATGTACCACTACCACTTCTTGCTGATGGCAAATAAGTTAAAGTTTGTTTTAATCCTCTAATATAACCAAGTCTATATGCTTGATTTAATAATGTTGGATAATGTTCTTCAACAAATATTGGGACATCATTCCTATCTTTCCCAAAATTATCAACACCCAATACATTTGCAATATAATTTGAATTGGTATTTTTTAATGATACATTAAATGTGTAATTAGTGTTTGATGTTGTTTTTCCACTTAAAACAAAATTACCAAATGGTGTCTCACTTATAGTTGTACTATTAGCTGTATCAATAGTTAATGCACTTAAACTATAAAGTTGACCATGATCGGTTGATGAATAATTTGTGATACCTCTTGACCTAATTGTTGCAACAACCATATCATTATAATCTGTATATGCTGTTCCAGTAAAGGTATAAGTGTTACCAGTTACTGTTCCAGTGAATGCACCACTTGATACATTAAAACTAGATGTGTTGTAATAAAATGAATAACCTGTATAATCATTCCCAGAATTAGCAAATGTTGCATAATACCAAAAATCATTTTCATTTGCTGGCTTACCATTACTACCCAAAGGTACAGTTGTTCCAAAATAATTATATTCAGTTAATCCTGACTTTGTTGATCCTGTGATTGAATTATACACAGATACTGGTAATGAACCATAAGTTGATGTTTGACCAGTTAATGAAGTTGATAAAGCCACATCATTTGCAAATGTCTTTAAATCATCATAGAATGTTGATGTTGAACCATTGCTTGCTGTATAAGTATCACCAGAAAATAATGCTGCACTTATACCATTTGGATATGTAGCACTTGTTATTACAAATGTTCCAGTTGTTCCAGTTGTTCCAGTAAATACTATTGAGATAGATGGACCAACACCAGTTCCACCGGTTAAACCAACAGTTGAATGATTAACATTTGCAATTGTTGTTATTGACCAAGATGGACCAGCATCATAACCAGATAGTCCCAATACCCTTGTAACATACATTTGATTTGATTGTTGCAAATATGACTTGGCAATATATGCAGATTCATATTTTGGTATCTGTGTGTTTATATATTTTTCAGGTGATGTTCCACCAAAATAAGTTTGAAATTCATCATAACTTGTAATGAATATAGGCTCAAATGCGGGGCCTTTGATCGTCTCACCGACCATTCCCAGTGTGGTTACACCAATACTCTGTGAAACAAAACTTAAATCTGTTTCAGAGGTATATACACCAGGAGATACGAATACTTTTTCATTTGCCATTATTATTTTTTATTTATTCATATAAATATCTAAAAAATAATCAAAAACCATTATTGAGTTTTAATCTTTAATACAACGTACTGAAAGTCCATATCTTTCATCAAATGTATCAGGATAAGTTATTGTACTAGGATTTGATGCAAATGCATCAATTTGAATTGCTGTACGATCAGATGTTGTCCAAAAATAATTTTGAAATTTGAGTCCAGAGGAATCCCCAGTTTTGGATCTATTATCAGAACCTAAAGAATTAAACCCACTTGTATTAGTCCCCAATGGGGCTGCAACATACCAATAAGTTGTTCCTGGATGTCTTGCAGCAAGAGTAGTGCCAATATTTGCTATAAAAGTGTTTGCTTCACTTAATGTTGGAATATGCCAACCTGCTGGGCATAAAGTACTTCCTGAGGTGCTTCCAGTTACAGCATATTGGTTATATAATAAACCCTCAATTGCTTTACTATTAGAATCATCATGAACATATGCCCAATATTTACTTGACGTATTATTTGCATTTGACCAAGCGGTATTATCAACTTGTGTTGTATTGTCTAATAGTGTACCATCTCTAAATTTTGTTGTCCTTAAACTTTCTGACATCCAAACTTGATTACCAATCTTAATTGTTCTATATCTATTACCATCACCATCTGGTGGTGTTAATTGTGAAGCTGTACATATCTTATTTGATAACCCAGGAAATTGACAAGAAAATGTACCATACTCATTACTTATAGTTGCTGATGAATATGTGAAAGGCATTGTCTGTGTGCCTACATTTATAGTTGTGCCAGATGGATGATTATAAGGTATTGTATACCCTGTTGCCGCATATATTGAAACATTTGCTGTCTGACCGCTATAATTTATTGAACTTACTTGAATTGCCATTTTTTATAAAATTTATTTTTAATTATATTAACTTATTTTAAGATATGCCCAAGTTACTACTTGTGATGTATTAGTATTATTGGTTATAGTAAATTTAAATACATTTGTATTAGTTGGAAATGGATTGTAGGTAATAATACTGCCTGGTGTTCCTATTATTTGAGCAGGTATGTTCTCAAATCTTAATTTATTACCTGTACTATTATACCAAGCTCGTTGATCACCTATTACAGGCACATTTGTGTTTGATAAGGTTACAAATCCATTCCATTTAATAATACCTTGACCATCTGAAGTAATTCCAATTACTGACATCATATATGATGCAGATGAATTAGTTGTAAAACTATATTCATTACTAGAATTTGAAGGTAAAGTCCAAGTTCCTGTCTCTGGTGCTAATAATACAGGACCAAGTAATGATTCTCTTGTAATTTTAAATGATTCTGCATTTGAACTATTATTCATAACAAGATAAGTACCTGTAGGGCTACCTGTAAATGTTGGTAATTCACTTATTTTTCTATTTGCCATATTAATTTGTTTTAAAATACGTGTAATTCACAACTTGTGGTGAACCGCTACTATTGCCAAACTGAAATTGAAATACACGTGAATCAGAAACAGCTGGGGAAGTATCAATTCTAGTGCCTGCAATTCCAACTATCTGACTAGGAATTGAAACAATATTTATAGGAGTTCCTCCTCCATTATAAACCCATGCATATTGCATACCTAATGCGGCTACATTTGTGTTTGATAGTGTTACTCGAGCAAACCAAACAATAATACCATTTGGAATACTTCCTACTACTGACATAACATATGATGATTGAGCTGAAGGAACTGTAAAACTATAAGTATTTACACCCGCACTTAAAGTCCAACTTCCTAAGGTTGCTGGTGATAATAACCCACTAAGGAATGTTTCTTTTGTAACTTTAAATGATTCAGTTAAGCTACTATTATCCATAACAATATAAGCACCTGTAGTACTACCTGTATATGTTGGTAATTCACTTATTTTTATATTTGCCATATTAACTTATTTTAAGCCATGCATAATTCACAACTTGTGATGAACCACTATTATTGGTTATACCAAAATCAAATCTATTTGTAGTAACAGAAGGTGAGACTGAGCTGGCTAAAATAGTACCTTCTGTCCCAATAAACTGATTAGGAAGTGAAGTAAAAAATATAGGACTTCCTCCATTAGTATAATACCATGCATATTGCGTACCTACTACGGGTACATTTGGGTTTGATATTACTGCTTCAGCAATATAACTCAAAATACCATTTGGAATATTTGCAAATACTGAAATAAAATATGATTCATTTGCATCAAGTGTGAGACTAACAGTATTTGCACCTGTATTTACAGTCCAACTTCCTCTTGTTGGTTCGGGTAGTAATGTACCAGTAAATATTTCTTTTGTAACTTTAAATGTTTCAGTTAACGCACTATTATCCATAACAAGAAAAGCGCCTGTAGTATCACCTGTAAATGTTGATAATTGACTTACTTTTTTATTTGCCATTTTTATTTTATTTTATAATCCATATTTCTCTTTATCTGCGTTATAGTTTTGTAATACTTCAGCATCACTTAATGTTGTGTTGTATAAACGAGTAATGCCAATTCTTCCAGCATAATATTGATTAAGTTCTCCACCATTATAACTACCTATGTATAATGGATTAGTTGTATTTAATGTAGTTCCAAAAATATTTGCATTACTTCCCCAAAACGATCCATTTATATATGTTCTAATTGTATTAAGTGGGTTGCTAAATACATAAACTAATTGATACCATGTATTAAGTGTTCCATTAAAGTTAGTACCTATAGCAACTCCAGTACTCCCGGGGCTAAATTGGGCATTATTTCCAGTAGCAGTATTTACCTTAATAGCATAACTCACATCAATATTTGCTCCTCCAGTACGGAATTTTCCAAGTATAACTTTTTGAGTACCACTACTTGTCTGATAAACCCATGCTTCCATAGTCCAACTTCCACTTCCTGGTTCTAATACTGCATTATCAGCAACACTAATTTGTGATGAAGTTCCATTATATTCAAAATATGGGTATGTATATGTAATAGCCGACATTTGACCAACTAATCCATTTGGTGATAAATCATTTATTACTGTACTATGTCTATTATAAGAATCTAAATTACTTGGGTCAAAGTGTAATACAAGATTGGCTGTTACAGCAGTAATAGCATTAAAAGTAATATTATCACCAGCTTCAGTATTTGCAAAATCTAAATCCTCCCAATATAAATAGTTACGATCAGGTACAGTAGGTGTAGGTGTTGGTGTTAGTGTTGGTGTTATTGTTTGAGTTGGTGTTATTGTTGGTGTTGGTGTTTCTGTTTGAGTTGGTGTTATAGTTTGAGTTGGTGTAATAGTGCTTGTAGGTGTTTCTGTTGGTGTTGGCGTTTCTGTTTGGGTTGGTGTAATAGTGCTTGTAGGCGTTTCTGTTTGAGTTGGTGTAATAGTATTAGTTGGTGTTGGTGTTAGTGTTGGTGTTATTGTTTGAGTTGGTGTTATTGTTGGTGTTGGTGTTTCTGTTTGAGTTGGTGTTTCTGTTTGAGTTGGAGTAATAGTGCTTGTAGGTGTTTCTGTTGGTGTTGGAGTTTCTGTTTGTGTTGGTGTTGGCGTTTCTGTTTGAGTTGGTGTTTCTGTTGGTGTTGGAGTTTCTGTTTGGGTTGGTGTTATAGTTTGAGTTGGTGTTATAGTTTGAGTTGGTGTTTCTGTTTGAGTTGGAGTTTCTGTTTGGGTTGGTGTTATAGTTTGAGTTGGTGTTATAGTTTGAGTTGGTGTTTCTGTTGGTGTTGGCGTT